ACGGGAACGGTTGCGGAGGAATAAAAGCATCGCGCTGTTCATCATAGGTGTAGCCGATTCCTGCGTAATTCTTGCGGAATGGCGTGCCTCCTAACAAGTGAACACCGCCGCTTGTGTTGTATGAAGTTTGCTTGTAAACGTCACCAGTACGCGCCGACAGTTCAGCTTCTTTGCCGTTATCCTCGTCCCGTCCAACAGTCACAAAAATTACAACATTGTTTGAATCAAGTTTTGCGAAGTGTGCGATTTTAAAATCTCCATTTGGCTAGTGGCAAGCAAACTCACCATGATATTTGTCTCGCGCTTCTACAGCAACAAGACCCGCTAATTCAAGATCATCAAAATAACCAAATATACAACGTTTCCGGTTGATGCTTATTTGAACTGACCACTTGTTCATTGCTTTATCCCAATGCACATTTTTATAACCAGATTGATTATTTTTGTGTGCAACACGATTTAGGCAATTTTGTTGTTGAGTTACTTCTCGCAAGTTTTCAATGCGATTGTTTGTGCGGTCATTGTCCATGTGGTCAATAATTTTTGGCAAATAACCTTTGTGATAAAAAAATACCATGCGATGAAATGCATATGCTTTGCCATCGATGACTACTCTACAATAACGATGGTGCTTTGTAATTGGCACAAGCGCCTTCACCGCATTTGTTTTGCGGTTAATAAATTGTCCGTCTTGATAATCGAACAATTCTTTCAGACGCTCTTGCGTAGTCACAATTATCCTTTAAGCAAACGATACTGTTTCGCTGGTCGTTGATGTTGCGGTAACTGTATAAATCTTGAAGCCGCCACTGGTAGTAGAAGTCTGCGTCACACCACCGGAGAAGGTTGCAGTGTAGGTGCTAGGAATCTTGATGATGACAACACCTGAACCGCCGTTTGGAGTGCTTCCTGCCGTTACTCTGTTTCCTCCAGCGCCGCCACCCGTGTTTGCCGTGCCCGATGTGCCATCTGACGATCCATCTACACCACCATTACCACCGCCACCAGCGCCACCTGTGCCTGCCGTTTTGCCGTTGGCTGCACCGCCGCCGCCTCCAGCATAGGTTACGGATGAGCCGGAAATTGATACAGCAACACCAGCACCGCCATTGCCCGATGCAGTTGACGTTGCATTTCCTCCCGCTGCGCCTGCGCCACCGCCACCACCGCTAGCATAAAACGATGAAATTCCATCGCCGCCTTTGTAGCCTTGATTAGCTGTGCCGCTTGCGCCCGTTCCCGTTTCGTAGTTGTAACCGCCGCCTGAACCGCCAGTCGAAGGACCACCACTTGCGGTTGTCCTTCCAGTTCCACCGCCGGTTGACGTAATTGTGCTAAATACCGAATTACTTCCATTTGCTCCGATAGCGCCATCCGATCCACCGCCAGCACCACCGCCACCTACTGTTACCGTGTAACTTTTTCCGGGAATAATTGTTAAAGCAGTTTCAAGCGTTCCACCGCCACCAGTAGCTGTCACGGAAGATCGCAAACCACCCGCGCCACTTCCTCCAGCAGCAGTTGCGCGAGAACCACCACCACCACCTGCAACTACAAGAAAATCAGCCGAAAAAGATAATTTAAATGTAACGGTTTCGCTGGTGGTGCTTGTTGCTGTAATTGTCCATATGTTAAAACCGCCCGATGTTGTCAAGCTATATGTAACGCCGCTTGAAAATACTGCGCCAACCGTATCCGGCACTTTGATGATGACGATGCCAGAGCCGCCTGCTTTGCCAGCGTAATACGAACTTGTTTGATACCCGCCAGCGCCGCCGCCGCCGCCCGTGTTAACTGTTCCGGCAGTACCTGCGTCTCCATTTGCCCCACCGCCATTGCCGCCGCCGCCCGAGCCACCCGTTCCACCTTGGGCTGCGCCGCGACCGTCTCCACCCCCTGCGCCGCCGCCTGCTCGGGTGACGCTTGAGCCGGTAATGGTTGACGCAACCCCCGCCCCGCCGTTGCCCGCATTGCCTGATGGGGAACTTACTCCAACTGCGCCTGCTCCACCGCCGCCGCCGCCAACAACATCGCCCGCGCCGTTGTTGTGGCCTGTGCCTCCATTGTAGCCTTGCCCTAATGTTCCACTTCCAACTGTGCTTGTGACTGTGCCGCCGCCCGAGCCGCCGCTTCCTCCATTGCCATCAGCTCCAAAACCACCACCGGTTGACGTAATAGAACTGAAAACCGAATTAGAGCCGGAAGCCCCCGAACCACCGCCAATTACGCCCGCCCCGCCTGCGCCAACTGTGACTGTGTACGCAATACCATACGATAGCGTTAACTGCGATTCGGCAGACGCACCGCCGCCGCTAGTTCCTGCGCTTGTGCGGTAACCGCCTGCACCCGCGCCACCAAATCCACCACCACCGCCGCCACCCGCTACAACAAGGAAATCGGCAGTAATTCCCGCAGCACCACCGGCTAGGAAAAAGTTTTTAGCTGCAAACATTATGGGGTGTATCCCTGTGCAATGCTGCCGTACCAGTTCGTTCCGTCAGCGATGAAGGTCAGAATGTCCATTTTTCCGGCTGTTGCAGTAATTGTGGGAGCGCCAGCAGTACCCCACTTAACGCCGGTAAACGTCGCAGTACCGTTACCCGTCGAAGCTGCTTGCTTGAGCAACAACACAAAAGACTTACCAGCCGTTGCTGTGGGCATCGTGAACGTGCAAGCCGTCGAAGCGGTAAGCGTCGCGGTTTGAACCGTGCCATTTGTCAGCGCGATAGTGTTAGACGATGTAACCGTACCAATCGTGACTACGCTTTCAACATAGTTAGTAACGGTCGGATTGTTAACGGTTGGGCTGGTATCCAACACCATCTTGCCTGTGCCCGTAACCGCATTGGTCAGCGTCACACCGCCATAGGTCAAAGCCGCGCTAAGCGTAGTCGCGCCAGTAACGCCGAGCGTTCCCGAAACATTCAGATTCGTAAAACTATTACCGTTCAGCAGTTGGAATCGAGTGCCATCGTATTCAATCAGCACCACTTGACCAGCCACCATGTCGCCAGCGACTAGCGCAGTTGATCCGGTGCGAGTGATTGACTTTGAACCCACGCCATCGATGTTGATCGTCACCGCGCCGGTGTTGGTGTTGGCAACTACAAATGAAAATTGATTGCCCGCAGCGTAAGCCGTAAGCGCAGGGGTCAATGATCCGGTAAGCGTGTCAGTACCCGTCACCGTGATGAGCTTGTCCGTCCCGCCTTGAATCTGCGAGTACCGAGCGGCATCCGTTCCAACCGTTGCAGCCCCAAGACCTGTAATCTTAAATCCCGCCATGGGGATGTTGTTGGTAACAGTCGTTTGCCCGTCCTTAGTGATTGCGGTACTAAGTCCGTTTGCAAGGTCAGCCGTCAGCGAGTTAAACGCTGTCGAACTAATAACTGTGCCTGCAACGACAGGTTGCCCCGCCGTGTTGATTTGGAATGTCCCGCTGCCATTGTAGCTCATTGTTGTGCTCCTTGTTGTCTTGCTGCCGCAAGTGCGCTTAGTAATGCTTCTTCTTCGGGCCGCATGCCACCTAACGGAGCAAGTGCGCGATTAGTCATGCCTGGCGAATAGTTAGGTTGCGCCATCATCCTTTGATATGCAGGAGACGTTACTAGCGCCCTCGCCGGAATGTTTGCATAAGGTAATGTAGCCGCTAGTGTTCCCATAGGCCCTAACTGTGTGCCGCCAATCGTTCCAAGCAATGCGGCAGCCAAAGCATTGCCCGCACTTACGCCAGGCGTAGGGATTCTTTCACCCTCACGCATTGACGATGGGAACGCATTTGCAAACCGACCTGTTGTCGCTAGGTTGCCAGTAAACAAAGCACCTTTGTCCATTTGCCTCGCAAGGATTGGCGCTGAAATGTTGCCAGTTCCAATGTTTAGCGCGTTCTCAATGTTGTATGATTTTGCTATTTGCTTTCGCGCTTCTCGCAAATCATCAACTAGCTGCGGTTGATTCGACTTTGCAGCAATTTTTTCTAAAGTTGTTTCCAGCATATCGGCTTTGTTGTCAAGCTGTTTTGCTAAAGCCAATGCTTCGGGTTTGGCGCTTCTGTCGTAATAATCCCATTGAGTTTTTGCTTCAAATCGAGCATCTTTTAGCTTGTTTAGCGTGCTTTTTGCCAATGGCGATATGGCTGCGATGTCTTGATAAGGTTGAGAAACCCTAGCCCGAAAATCCGACAATTCTTTTTTCGTTATTGGAGTTCCTTCGGGAAGCCCCAATTCTTGACGCATTAATCTGTTGGTAATTTCTTGATTGCGTAGGCTAACCTCTTGCCCAACAGCCGCTTTTCCCGAAATGCTTTCAAGAACTTTATTGACCGCAGACGGGTTAACAGTCGAAGGGGGAATCATGTATCCCGCTTCTTGTCCTGCTCGCAATGTTTGATTTCGCAAGCCTTGTTCTGCTTCTTGCATTCTTGCTTGATTGACAGCAGCTTGTGCTCGATTACCCGCTGCACTCATTACGCTTGGGGTTGTCATGCTCGCAAGCATTCCGGCCAGCGGGCTTCCTGTGGCTTCGGTTGTTCCTTGCCCCGTTGCCCCGCTTACGCCGCTTATAGCGACGTTTCTACCCATGCCACCTAACGATGCAGCCGGAGACATTACGCCGCCGCCTACGCCTTGTCCTGCAACGTCTAGCACCCGTTGTCCTGTGGTTGACGGCTCAAACTCAGGGCGAATACCACCGAGGGCGGTGAACGCTCTGCGGGCTAGGTCAGGGGTCGGACGAAGTTCTGGCGCAAGATCGGGTCGTCCAGCAGCGATTGCAGCCGTACCTACTCCCGCACGCGCAAGGTTTGCCACGTTTTGCGGAGCATTCAGCAGCATATCAATCGTGTTAGCCATGCCTTTGTTGATGGCATTTACTCCCACTTGCCATGCAGCAGGCGATTCTTTTACCGATGCCAAGTAAGCATCAGGGTCGAATGCAGGCTGCTCTGCTAGATAAGCATCAGGGTCGAATGTTGCCATTATTGACCAAGCCTTTTCTTAATAGCGGCTGCTCTAGGATCTTTAGGATTGGAATTTGCCCATTGCAATGCTTTTTCATCTTCTGACAATCCACCTGCTTCGGGCTTTTGTTTGCCAATATACTTTTCATTTAATGCACGCACCGTTTGCAATGCTGCAAGACGACGCGAAATTGGAAGAGTTGAGTTTCCAATATCGCCAGCCATTTCACGATACAACGTTACATCTCTGTCAGATTGCGGGCCTTCCATACGCGGCATTTTTGCCGTAACAATTCCAGCAATTGCTCTTAGTTGATCTGCCTGTGCTGCACCTGCTGGAGCATTACCAAAAAATGCTGCTGCTGTATCCATTGCCGTACCCAAACCGGACTGAGTTGGCTTTACTTTTTTGCTTGTCAGAATTGCTTCTGCTTCATTTAAAGCTTCGCCCAATCCTTCCATTGCAGTTGTTTTTTTGCTTTCTGATTCAAGTCGGCTTTTCACAATATCCCGCCGCAACTTAGCCGGAATGTTTTGATCTGTTCCAGCAGTCGTTACGGGCGTTTGTATAGCCGGGGTTTGTGAAACAGGCGATTGCGTTACAGGAGCACGAACAGGAACAGCAGGCTGTGCCATAGGATTTATAGCAGGTTGCGAGCTAGGTTGTGCCATGGGCTGATTCATTACTGTTTGCCCTGCAATCGGTGGATTCCCTTGCAACATATTTATCAATGCTTGAGGAATTTGACCTTGACGTGGCAACGGCACACCGCCGGCAGGCCCTTGTCCTGTTTCATCAATTAACTTTTGAATTGCCACACCAAGTTGAGCATTACTAATGGCAAGGTTTGCAAGTTGATCCGCGCTAAGTGTTTGATTTCTGTACATGTCAAAATACAGCCGTGCTTTGCCTTCAAGTGGCATAGCATTAAATGTATTTTGTGGCACAGCATCACCAATTACTTTGCGAACACCTGTTTTTGAATACACTACCGACTGCGGCACTCCTTTGTCATTCAATTCGTAGTGCGGAGTAGTGCCAAACTCTTCATCTTTTGGAGCGGTATAAACAGGTTGTAATGTTTGAGGGTTAACCAATATTTCGCCAGGCTTCACGCTGATAGGCGCTTGTGGGCGCATCTGTGACAGCATTTGCGACATGGCAAGTTGACGCGCTTGCGGATCGCGCAAAGTCGGCAAAATGCTTGGATCAACAAAGCCGCGTTCACGCGCAGGAGTAGCAGCCACCATAGGCATGAAATTACCTTCGTCATCATGCGGCGTTGCGGGTTCACGGGCGGGCATTGCTTCCTGCCCTCTCATATGCTCAAACAATTTAGCAAAGTCGGATGCACTTTCCCGCTGCGCTCTTTCGCCCAATGCTTTCTGCTCATTCGCTAAATCTTTTTGAGTCTTAACGGCCATATACCCTTGCAACGCCTTGGCAAGACCCGTAAGCGGCGAAGTCCTAGCCTGTATGCCGCCGTAGCTAAATGTTTCGGCGGGCTGGAAAGCCTGTTGCTGCATCAGTTCAGCCATTTTTTGACGGCGAGCAATATCAGCCAATTCAGACTGATAGGGGTTCGGTACGGTAAAGCTAATTTGTTCAGCCATCGTTAGTGCTCCAAATTAAAAGCCAAACAGCCCTTTGACCGCTGTCGGATTGTATGCGTATGCACCAAGACCTGCGCCTAGCAAACTTCCAAGACCCGCCATATTTGCATTTTGTTGCGCTGCATTGATGCCATATTGATTCATCGCTGCTTGCCCTTGCGCTTGCGCTCCTGCAAAGATTGGGGCTGGCGCAACCGATGGCCCTTGATAGCCTTGGAACTGCGGCATCTGAATTTGCGATCCCGACATGAGTCCGGTAATTTCGTTTAACGGCTGTTGACGCAAGTAGGCTTGTCGTTGCAACTCTTGTTGTTGCGCTGCATTTTGCGCTGCCAAGATTGCTTGCTGTTCGTTCAATCCTTGAGCGCGTGCGCCTGTGTCTAAGCTGATGCCTTGCAATGCCGCTTGGCTCAACAAATCATTGCGGTTCTGCGCTGCTTGCGTTTGTGCAACCCGATATGCCTCCGATCCTGGCGTAATGCCTTGATTGGCAAGCTGATTCTCCATCGCGGCTTGCTGGCGTTGCAGTTGCGGCTCTAACCGCGCCATAATCGCTTGTTGCCCCGTCATTCCTGCATTGACCGGCATTTGCGCGAGATTGGACAAGTCAAGGCGGGTTTGCAGTCCTTGACCTGCTGTGCCAGTCGGCGAAAACGGCGAACCAATGACTTTTTGCGCCTGCGTCGTGCCCGTTTCCCCAAGACCTGCCAACAGCTTTTGAACTCGCTGCTGTGCGGCAAGCGTTTCCTCGGCAGTCGGAGTCAATTTTTGCGTGATTGTGGGCTGATCGCCTTCATAAGTGATCGTTTGCGTGCCCAACGGAGAAATAATGTTCGGGTTCGACATTCTTCCTTGAACGCGAGCGGTTTCTACGTTTGCAGCGCCCTGTGCTTGTGCAGCGCCAGCATAATCAGGCGCGGGCGGCGGCGGCGGTGCTGAAGAACCTTTACCCATAATGAACTCCTATTTTCTTGCGGTATTTATCAGTCAAAAACCTGCAAGAGTCATGCTTCATTGTAAAGAAAACAATGTCACCGTCAACCCTTGCGTCCTTAATTCTGCCTTCCTCTGCGAATCCCATATTTGTTACTAGCTTGATGCTTACTGCGTTGTCGCTTCCTACTGGCACAATAATCTTATCTACTTGGCACACGTTGAACGGATAATCGAAAATTGCTGCTAAATATGCGCTTGTTATCCGTCCTTCGATTGCTATATGACACCAAATACTTTTTCTGTTCCAATTCTCATAGATTACGCCTGCAACAATCTGATCGTCCTTACACAATCCAATCGCTTCGCTTCTTCCTTCAAAGTAGCCGCCTTCAACACGTTTAGCTACCCAATGCCCGATAGCCGGGCCTTTCGTTATATGCCAGCCCATCCGGTTTGATACACCACGTCCGTTGATGCCCATTCAATCTGAATGCCGCTACTGGCGCTTTTCAACTGAATTGCGCCGCAGTATCCAATGCCGGTAATGCCTTGCCAGTTGTTCGTAATAGTCGAATCCGAACCCCATACACCAACATCCCACAAGGATGTGCCCCAAGTTGCATAGCTTTGAGGGCTATAAGACAGCGCAGCGGTAGTGTCTTGAATGTCAAAATCGACGTTCATGCCGACAAAAATAGCCGGTTGCCCGTTGGTAAACAGGCTCGGCCTTGCGCGAGTGAAATACTTCTTAACGCCGCGAGAACCATAGTAGTTAAACGCTTGCAATGTGTTCGCAGGGATGTTTGCAGCGTTGTCTTGATAATCTAACGTCCATGCTTTGCCTACAAATCCATTCCCGCCGAAGTAAGGATCATCGTTGTAGATTTCCCAACAATTAGCATTCCAACCGGTAAAGTTGCACCATGCTTTTGTGATGTTGTTCATTACATACTGCTGCTGCTGCGAACCTTCGGAAGTTGGCACATTGACAAACAGCGCATTGTTTTTTGCGTTGTAAAGAATCTGCCAACCAAAGTTATTTTGGTAAGTCCTAGTCGCTTGTGCAAACGCGCCTTGAATCTTGTCGGATAGCGCAATCCTCGGATCAAGCCGCGAACTCTGCACAGCAGACGCAAGAGGGTAAAGACCGTCAAGCGTGAGGATCAACAGATCGCCCGAATACTTGAACATACACCGCTTGCCAATTGGCGTGCCTAGCTTCCATACGCCTATCAGCGCCCATGTCGAGGCGCTTGCAGGGTCTGTGCCTCGATACGCAACGATCTCGCCTGTGCTGGTCACAAACACTAGGTTATCATCAGCACCATAGCCAGCATCAATCGTCCACGTTCCTACGGAAACAAGGTAGCCACCGAACCGACAGATAGAACTCAGGTCTAACTGTTCAGCAGCACCGCCGATGGAGGAAGTCGGGAGATACCATGCCTTGAGGGTGTTTTTCTCAATGAACCAAACGCGGTTTTTGAACAGCGTCACATCGTCAAGCGAAGTCGTTGTAACGCCCGTTATCGCGGGGGTCGATGCGCCTGTAATCGAAGTCCACGTTGTGCCGTTGTAAAGCAGGGGAGCGTCTAAACCGTTGGCGCAATACATATACGCACCGCCAGGCGTGGAAACGTTGACGTATTCCCACCGGCTGTTAGTCAGTCCTGAGACAACAGCAGCGCCAACAGCACCGCCTGCGGTTACGTCGTAAATTTTGCCACCAGCAACTGCAAAAAGCCGCTCAGTCGCACCGCCAGAATAATTAAACAGGCTTTCGACTTGTCCTGTAATGCCTGTCGCAAATTGCTGATAGCCGCCCCGCAGGTTGACGCTTGATACCGTCGGGAACATATTGGTTAGCTGGACAGCATCCGTCGGCTCCATGTTTGCCAAGGAATCGCGGGCATTCCAGCCACCAATAGGCGCAGGCAAGGAAGCGACTTGCGCCGCTGTGCCTTGGATCATCATCCGACGGCGTGCGCTCGTTGCCATCAGTTCGTTCCGTAACCGCTATCAGGAATGTTGTCGTAACCAATAAGAACTGTGCCCGGACGCGGAGCGAGGGACAGGTTAGCGGAGGACATATCCAGCGCTTTCGCTGCTTCCAACTCGGTCAGATAGTTCCGCATCATCGCTGTGGTATCAAAGCCTTTAGCCTCAAAATACTTTAGCTTTGTAGCGTTGACCATCAGCCGGTCGGGATAGATACAGGTATCGGTGTCGGCAGTAAAGGAATTCTTGACAGTCCCATCCGCAGCTTGCGCCCATCCTTTGCTGCGGTACTCAAAGCCAAGGTATTCAGCCGTCGACATACCGGGCCAAATCTGAAAGTACGCACCAAGCAAGCGCCAACGGATACGCGGGCCAGTTGAGATATAGCCCGACAGCAACCATTCCCATTGCTGTGCATCTTCCGGGCCAAGCATTTCCCAATGTTTGGATTTATCCCACATCGTGCGCGGGACAAGGCTTTCGTAATCGCTTGGTAGCGAATACTTGATTTTCTGAAAGTAAGCAGTAGCACCTGCTGCACTTGCAGCAAAATCCTGATTGACTGTGACTTGTGTACCTGAGTCAACCGAAACAATGTAGGTGTTCTGATTGATGCCTGTACCTTGAACCTGATACGTTGTATCAAGTCCCGCAGTCGATGCCATCGTGATCGTGCGGGCTGCGGTTGTCCAAGTGCCTGTGGTCGTGATGTATTGCGTATAAAACGCGTGCGGTTTAGTCAATTCCCGCCAAGCGTGACGGCGCAGAAACTCGTATCCGTTCGCGTTCATTAACGCGAGTATTTGGATTACGTCCTGATTTGTGTTGCCTGCTACGCTTGTCGGGGTTGCAACGCCAAGCTCGTTAGTTACTTGCTGCACTAACTCCAGCATCGTTGTCGTTGACATTCTCTTTCCTCGGTCGGCCAGGTTTGCGCTGCTCCAATAGCATCGCCATCTGCGCCTCAAGTTCTCTCAGTTTTGCGCGGGTTTCTTCCAACTCACCGCTAGAAACCTTTTGATTCTTGTTCAGCAAGTAATTCCGCGCACGTTCGCGCAATCCTACGCCACCCATGCCAATCCGTTGAAGCTGATTATCGCTTGCTGTGGCGACTTGTTCAACCGTCTGAAACTTGAGAATCTGCAACTCAGCCAGTTGATTGTCGCTCAGCTCATCAGGACGGTCTTGAAACCAATCTTTCAGCGGCACGCCAATAACCGGGCCATCACCGCTTTGCATCTGAAAATGCAGCCATTGACGGGGAAACCGCTCTTTGTGGTCATCCCGCACCGGCTGGTCAATAATTGTGGTCTTGTCTCCTGGCACTACAATTCGCACGAACGGCTTGCCCTTGTAGGGGTCTTTCTCGTAGTTGTAAAACTCAACATAGAGTTGCGAATCTGCGTTATTGATATCTGAATCGAGTGCCATAACGTTCTCCTGTGGGGATTAGGTTTTCGTGCCGACAATGCTGTACCACATACTATTATTGACTGCAAAAAAAATGCTTGTATGATCTTTGGCTACGCTTGCTGAAGTCGTTTGGTTAATTGTTGATGTTGATTCATACGGGTAAACTTTCAGCGCACTAGCGCCGCTGTTTGAAATGTAAATCACCTCCCCCATTTCGGTCGGGGGAAGTTTTACGCCTGTTCCTGATGCAACCGTGTCCACCGAATTGAACACGCTTACCAACTGCTTCGCATCTGTTCTTGTCGATCCGGTAGCCGTAATTTCGTCTTTGCCATCCCCGCAAATTGAAACCGTGGATAGTTGACTGACACCCGAACCGAGAACCCGCGAAGGTATGCTCATTTGAATCCTAAAACGCGCAAATCTCGCTGCGGAATATGAAAAAAAGGTTCTTCAAATCGCACATTCTGAAAACCTGCTTCGGTCAACAACGCACCGATTTCGGCTTTAGAGTAGCACCAATGATGCCGCATCGTATCAGGTTCGGGCATTCCGAACAATGCTCGCCCGATCAAGTCATCATGCCGATAGCCCGCATTCCACAAGGCAATCACATTATCAAGACACGGCATCTCAAGCGATAACTGACCGCCTGGCTTTAGCACCCGCCGCCATTCCTGTAAGGTTTGTTTCACCTTCAAGCGTTCAATATGCTCAAACAGGTGGATCGCAGAAATCTCGTCGGCATGGTCATCCGGCAAGTCAAGCTTTGTTACATCGGACAGCAAATCCTGATCCCCAACGCAATCGACGTTGATCCAGCCGGGCCATGATCGATCCCCCGCCCCTAAATGGAGTCGAATAGCGTATCCCATGCCGCTCCAATCTGTTCAGGTGAGTAGTGCATTTGAATGTATCGTTGGCCTTCCCGCACTAAGGCGTTTAATTCGTGCCTGTAGGCTTGCGAGAACTGCAACCCACCCTTGACTGGCCCAAGGTAACAAAAGTGCCTAAATTCCTTGTTTATAACAATCTTACTCGCGATTACAAAGCAACCCGCCATGACTGCGTTAATGAGTCGATTGGGGCTTTTGTAGGTTTCCTCGGCATTCGGTAGCAAAACAATGTTGCTTTGGTGCAGCAGTTGCTCTTGTGCGCTGTTAGACCACGGCACGCAATCAATCAGGTCATTTTTCCCTGTGCAGTAGGTCATATCGTACTTTTTCAACATTTGTTGATAAGGCAATATTTCTTTCAGATTGCTCTGATGCCCCATCCACAAAAATTTATTGCCGTCTGCGTGCGGTTGACCTCGGTTTTCCCACGAATCGGGGATTACTTGAGCATCCCTTTCCGCATGGCGGCGAATTCGTCGCGCCATTTCCTCAGTCGGGCACACAACCGCATCAGCTTCTCTAGCCATTTCTTCATAAAGTTTACCTAACTGCGGATTCTCAAAATGGTCATCGCAAATATCGACCACCATTTTTACGCCTTGCCCCTTCATGTGATGGAACAACATTGCATCATCGGGGTGCGGCTTGGCAAAGACCGCTATATCCGCGCCTTGAGCATTCAGCTTTGATTTGTGTTTGCAATACGCCGAGGGCAGTTGCGCCCTCAATCGGTAGGATGCCATCTCAGCACCCCCGCGATGCAGCCAGGTTACGCTGCGAGCTTCCATGCGCTCCTTACCCGCAGGATTTCGGCTATCAGTCCGTCGCCCCGCGCTTCGATTGTAATGTCCGGCATCACGCTAAACACCAGTTGGAACTCGTTTGCTTGCTGCGCCATAGCCATGTTGCTCACAAACTTCTTGCGGTGCGGCGCTTCACCCACATAAATCTCAATCGTGCGACCAGCTTTCTCACCCGTAAATCGTTTCGTCCCATCCTCGCGGATGCAAGAGTCATAGCCGTACAGGATGAACTTGCGGAAGCCTAGCAAGTAACCGATGTTGATAGCCCGCAAGCCGGAAGTCGTTCCCCCGCCTACTGCAAGCCTTTTGCCTATCGCCTCGCATTCAGCGTCTTGCGACCACGAATGCCAAAGCAGCACATTTTTGTCAGCAAGCCAGTCGAACATCACCGGCGGGCATCGGGATGCCACCATGTAAACCGTGTGATCGTTCTTTTTCTGAATGCAGTTAGTCCTGTCTCGTGGGTCAAGATCAACCCACAAATCAGGTTTTATGCCGTTGTCGCATAGGAAATCGTGTGCGCCTTTAATAGCGCAGATCGTCCTGCCCTGTTCGCGTTGCTGTCGTATCTCATCAACGAACTCAGGCATCGATGGGCCGCTCCCGACCAGCACAAGTGTTCCATCGTGCCGAGCGGGAGCGGGTTGTAGCTCCGGAAGTCCCCGCGCAAGCGCAGAGCGGATGTAAGCCGAATTTTCGTCGGGCGTACCAGCAGCCCGCACAGAGATTTCCAGTTTATTCATTAAGTACCTGCAACACCCGAAGCGATATGCGGGTAACCGGCAATGCAGGTAACCGCAGTCGCGTTGGAAATCGAAGTGGTAGCCACAAGGCCAAACACCGCGCCACCCGAAACAACAGCGTCATCCAGCACGCCAGCGGTTGCGGTGGTGTAGAGCGGGACGTTCGGGGCGCAATTAGCAGCCAGGTTCACTTGCACCTTGCCGCCCATTTGCACCCAACCGTAGTAGCCCGAAGCGATGGAAGTCTGAGCGAAGCCCACGCGCTTGCAAGTGGCTGCAAGAGTCGTGGTCATCATCTGAGCCTTTTGCGTGTCATAAATTGCGACAGCAGCATAGGCAGAGATTTCAGACAGAGCTTGAACGTACACGGCTTGACCGCCGTCAGACAGATTAACCACCGTACCAGTCGTGAATTGCGAAGTCTGATCCACGTTGGTCAGGGTAACGCCTGCGGTATTACTTACGCTGAAAGTAGGCATGTTGTTTTCTCCTTAAGCAATCAGCACGCCGCAGAACTGCGGGCCGCTGCTAGTCAAGTTACCGGCCCAACCAATCAGCTTAACGATTGCATCTTGGTTGACTGCTTGGCGCTCGCCACCAATCGGAACAAAGTTACGATCAGCGTGCGGACGGAACATCAGGTACTTAGTGTTCAAGAAGAACATATGGTTAGCGGTAGCGGAAGAACCGATACCACCGTCCAGCACCACATCCGAAGCCATACCAGCGCCGAAGTATTTCAGCGAGGCAAAGCCAGCACCGGCCATCGACGAACCGCTATCGGTAATCCGCTGGATCGCTTGCAGCGATTGCAGGTAAAGACGATAGTAGTTGTTGTCAGCCACGATCAGATCAGGCTTGTCCGTTCCACGAATCAACTGAACAGCGACTGCATCCATGTATTGCTGGATGTTGCTGTAGGTGACCGCAGCGCCGCCGTTGGTCACGCCGGAATAAGACACCGAGCGCCAAAACGACCAAGTAGCACGATCAATGCCGCCGTAAGTGCCCGAACTTGGAGCATCAGGCACAGCAGCGCCCAAGCCGGTCAGGTTCTTACCAGCGTTCCCAGTACCGTCAAGATACAGGTCACCGCTGATGCGGTTAGCCAGTTGCGCTTCAGCAACGTTCATACGACCGTCCAGCAGGTCAATGATCGCCTCTTTGCCGCTGTTCTGAATCATTTCCAGGCCGCTGATCGAAACTGCCGAAGCGTACTGGGTGATCGAGAACTGTGCTGCACTACCATGTGTTCACAAGGATTCGTTAATTCCTTGCCGCCCTTTCGGACTGCTGCATATTTCTATGCAGAGCAGACTATCTCACAACCCTTGCGGGTTCTTTGCACTTCGAGCCACTTGGCTCTACGAGGAGTCACCCTCTAGTCGTTACACCTTCCCTTGCGGGCTTGGCTCGGTATTGCCTTCAACTTAATGGTCAGGGTTTCACCGAATTCACAAAGTTTTTCAATGCAGATTTCTCTGCAAGGCCACCAATGCATTAATGGGACTGTTTTGGCTCACATTGAGCACTTCATAGCCGCTATAGCTATTGGTGTTGTTGGTGGCGCTGTCGTTATACATAATCTCTTGCAAGATTACGTTACCGCCTGAGAAGGTCTTGACGTTTCCGCGTTCCTTCAGTCGGCGCAGCAGGGCGTTGTTGTTTGTCCTTTTTGTTCATGTCCTCGGCTCTTTATCCGAAGCTCCTGCATGTTTTCTTCCATGCAGAGCAGACTATCTCATCGTAAGTTTTTCGCTTGCTTGGTGGCGCTAATTTTTGCACCGTGACCTTTCGGCTTTCCAAGCTGCGCCAATCTACGCTTTAAGTTGCTTTCCGCGCTAGGACGGTAACCATTGGCTACTCGTGCCGCCGCTGCCTTTTTTGGAGCATCCGCAGGGGGTCTAAACGATAGTTCATTTTCGTTTAGCAACAAATCTTGCACCCTGTAATGCTTCATCCAAGACAACTCACGCTCGCGCTTCTCAATCACGGATACATCTGCTGGCATTGTTTCTAAGACTTTCATTTGAAACAAACCAGCGTGATCGTTCCACGCTTCTTGCAACCGTCTAGAAGTGTGTTTCCCGGATTTCAACAGGCTGCGATGCTCGCGCATCCGCTTACCTATCTTGCCTGATGTGCAGCCTACATAAGCCGCGCCGGTACTTGCATCTTCTAATCCGTAGATCGTTACCATTTGGGATTCCCCTCTTTGGTTAATACTTACGCTCCGCGCTCGTGGGACTTGACTTCCGTCGCATCCTAGTCGTTACACCTTCCGCAACCCTTGGTTATCCTTTGCGGTTTGGCTCGGTGTTGGCATCTCAGCTTTTCACCGAATTCACGGAGTTTTATAACGTCTATATGTTAAACGTTATCAGCAAGCTCACCGCTACGGCTTTGGATGTTAGTAGCGATAATGTCGCTGATAGAACTATTGGCGAATGCCATGGTTTTCTCCTATCAGGTTTTTAGAGTCGATCTGCCATGCTGTCGAATTGTTCGGCAAGCAGGGATCGGCGATCTTGCGCTTTGGTAGCCGTTGTCGCGCCGGGTGCGGCACTTCTGACACTAACCGCTGCCGCTCTAGCTTTCTTCGCAGCTTGATTTGCTACGACCTTTTGCTGAGTTTCAACTTGGGCTTGTCGGCTCTGTTGAACTTGCTGATAAAGGTTATCGTCTAGGCGTAATGCTTTTTCATACGCATCCTCTAATGTCGTTGCTACACCGCTTTGCAGCAAACTAATCATTGTCGGGCGCGCTTCTTCAAAATGCTCAGCCCGCATAGCGAAACTGTCAATCTCGCTTAGCAAAGACTGGTTCTGCACTTGCTCTTGTTGCTCTTTCCAACTCAACACCTCGCCCCGAACTCGATTCAGTTCCTGCTGAAGCGCTGAGATATTGGGATCAACCATCTGTTGTGGCAGTTGGCTCATGTCACCCAAATTTACACCGTACTGCTGCGCGAGTCGCATAAAAAGTTGTTGCTTTTGCTGCGGATCGCTATACCGTAATGCGTGATCTGCTTCCATCAAGGCTTTGACAGCCTTCGGTGCATCCATCCCCAACCCACGGATTGTCTCCATGTAGGGATTCAAGACCTCGTTAAACTGGTCTGCAATGCGGGCTTTTTCCATCAGGGGCTGTACCCCTGCTTTCATCTGTTCTTCGCGCTGCCAGGCGTATTCCTTCATCCTGTCATCAGCGGTTTGCCAAACGTCGTGGTAATCCTTCTTCCACGAAGCCGGTGGGCGTTTCCACACCGGTTCTTCAACAGGCTCTTGCGCCTGCTGCACCATCGTCTGTTCGGGTTCTTTCGCTGCAAACTTGCCTTGCTCGTCGCGGGGCACATCCTCGCGGACAGTTTCGGGGGCGCTTTCGACTTGCTCAAACTGTTCCAGCAGTTTTTCTCTGCGGGTATCTTCAACCGGTGCTATTGCGTTTAGATCGCTCATTTATCTCTCCCTGTGGGGGTTACGGGTAAATCGTGCGTCATCGCGCAGTTTGTTCAACATCTTGTTTGCATCTGCGTGAGTCATGTTTGCTAGTTGCGCCCGCAATACTTCTCTGCGGTTATCCTTGACCGGAGCAACTTTCGTTTCCATCTTTTCGTTGCCAACTTCAATGCAGCCATGCGCTTGCAGGTGTTCCCTGTGGCGACTGCGGCTGGTAATCATCGATCCGTCAATCATGGACTGATAAGGCTGAATGTCGGGCATTACATGGTGCAAGGGAGTCGGTTGGTACTCACCAACTTCTATTGCTTCACCGTCAACATAAATCCAGCGTTTTCTCATAGAAGTAACAGAATTTCCTCGTCATCGATTTCAACGTGCCGCTGCCAAATTTGTTCAGCATTCTTAAGATCGGCAATCAACTTATCAAAATCAAGGTTGCTTGTCAAAATCTCTTGCTTGGTAATGTAATTCAGCGGCTCAACGACTTCGGGAATATCCTCTTTGCCCTCAACAATTCTTTCATATAGGGCGAGAACTTCCTTGCGACGCTCCTCCCGTACCGCTTTTTCCCTTGCAAAGCGATCTTTCAGCTTGTCGCCGTCATGGGTATCAAGGTCAATCAGCGTGGGAACGTAGTCCCACGTTGCTTCATCCCATGTGCCGGTGTCCCATCCCCCGTTCATGTAACGATTTCAACCCCGACAGCTTTACCATCAGGCCCACGGATGATGCGTTTCGGTGCAGCCATGACATTCATCAGGTTGTCGATCTTGCCCGCAGTCTGATCGTGCAGCATCGCCATGTCCTGCTGTAACCGCTCGACGTTTTGCAGCGCCATTTGCACGCCGTTACCTAGCTCAGCGGTCATGCGCTCAGCAGAGGCAGTTGCAGCCTCGACCAGCGGGATATCCACGCCGGGATTCGCTCCAATTCGCGCCACGGTTACTTTTGTTGCTGCATCCAGTTCCGTTTTCCAGCGGTTGTATTGCTCCTCCATTTCGACCTTTTGGCGCTCAAACTCCATTTTCTGAGCATCCATTTGCGCCCGCATTTGCTCAATTTCGACCTCGCGCTGCGTTTTTGCTTGCTCAAGCTGCAATTTAGCCTGCTCAATCTGCATGGTGGCTTGCATCTTGGCTTGTTCAAGCTGTGCGTCGGCTTGCATCTTCGCTTGTGCCATCTGCTGATCGGCTTGCATTTTGAGCATTTCGGGGTCGGGTTGCGGCTGTGCAGCAGGCTTATTGACCAGTCTGTTAATGCTTTGGTCAATCGCACCCTCAATCTGCCTTGCACCTTTAAACGCGGTAACGCCAAATTTCAACAGCTCGCCTATCATCGGGATCATTTCCGGCGCTTGTTGACCTAACGGCAAGGCTTCGCGCAAGAATGAACCAAACGCTTGCAAGAATTCGCCGCGTTCTTGTTTCATTTTTTGCTCGTCCAACTGCACCAGCGAATCCGCTGCCACATCGATGCGGAAGTTACGCAGGGGCTTGTCTTTCAACAGCGCAAGTGCCTGAGGAATCAATTGCTGGTCATCAGGTTGCATTTGATTGGCAGCGGCGTACATGAGAATCGTTTCGGGTGTGAACTTGGTGCAGATAACCTGCGCCTTAAGACGAAGCAAGCCCGTCGCAAACAGCGCCACATCCTCTTGCATGGCACGCAACCGAATCGAGGCATATTGCCCCTTGATCTGCTGCGCGGTAGCCGTCTCGGACGCAAACGACGATCCTCGGATAATGTCCGACAGACCTGTGATTTCATAGATTTGATTCTTGATTTCCGTTCGCGCTTGATAGCATTGAATCAGCGTAGCGGCGATCATGTCGATAGGCAGGAAGTCAATCGCGCCTTTTAAGCCACCTTTCTCGCCAAACGCCATCCAAGTATCGACCGGCAACAGAGCATTGTTCTCGCCCTCGGTCATCAGTCGCTGCAATGCAGGCTGTGAAGCGTCGTATACACCGCGCACACGCAAAGCTTTAACCAGCCCATCGATGCGGTCGGACAGAATATCCAGCTCGTTCGCCTGATCCTGATACAGCACGAAGTCAGGAACAGGGACTAGGGTATCGCTTGTGACGGTGGCGTACAGCGGACGCGGGCAAGGGAAGAATCCTTCCAACTCTAGCGGGTCATCGCGCTCGTCAATGATGTTAGGCATCGACTTGCTGAACCAATAAACCTTACCGGTTTCCTTGTCCCAGTATTCACAAATCTTTGCGCGGGTGTGTTCCTTGGTGGATTGCCCGTATTGCTTGAGAGTGTCCGGGCCTGCATCGAAAGGAATCTTGTTGCCGACTTCCTCACCGAACCGCTCTACCAATGCCTCGCGAGTCATGTAAACCCATCGCCACACCGCGGTAACTTCTTCCCATGTCCTCGCAACAGAGTGCCCGAAGTCCTTCCAATGAACATAATCGACGGGAGCGCATTCGTACTCGATTTCCTCTAGCGGTTCTTCGCCAGCCAAAGATTGATTGTTCGCCTCCGGCTCGTCAATGTCCTCGGTAATCTCCAGCCCATCCTCGGGCATACCGACAGCTTGAACGTGTGGCTCATACCGCACCCAAGATGTACCGCGCCCTCCGAGGAAACGATCCTCGACTGCGTGTTTCATCGTGCTGCGAAAGTCGGGGTAATGCTCAATTTCAAAGTCCAGCGCCCGCTCTATCAACAGGGAAGCCACTCGCCCCACTTGGTCATTGTCACCAAAGCGACGCGATACATCAGCCTTTGGCAGACGCGCATAGACCGCAGGAATCAGCGTCTGAACGTTCGACCATAGAATGTTAAACTTAGCAGTCTCGTTAGTGTTTTGACTGCGGTTGTCATCCCGATAACGCTTGATGATCTTCTGAGCGCGGGCTTCCCACTTCTTAAAGTCGTTGTCATAGGCTGCAACATTGTGCAGCAGCTTCTGCAAACCTGTGCTTTGCGGTTCGTCCATTTATTCTCGTCCTAGTATATTCAGCAAACCTTCATTGCCAGGGAATACAACGAAATTGCGTGTTCCTGTGCCTGCGCCGCGTGATCCAGCGTCTAGGTATTGAATGCCGGGAATGCCCATTTGTCGCAACGTTTCTGATCTGCTTGCGTCGGTTTTTCCCGAATTCCACAACCAATTTTGCATTGCATTTGCACCACTTATGCCCGATTCCACATTTGTGTCAAACGCTTTCAGCATATCTTCGGGCAGTCTTGCGCGGAATGCTTTTAGAATCTCAGGCTGTTCTTTAATTGGTTTGTCGTAGTTCAACATTTGCGGCACTACTTCATCGGGTAGGTCTACTTTGTACATACTTCCCACCGTTCTAGGCAATTTTTCAATTTGTCCAATGATTTTTTCGGCTTCTTTGCCGTGCATTTGCCTTAACTCGTTCGGAGTTTTGTGCATCATGGCATTTTCAAGCACTTCCATTGCTGCGTAATCGCGCCTTGATTCAGCAGCTTGATACATTTTCAACAATTGTTGTTCGTTTTTTAAATCTCTTGGTTGATATGTTTTTGCAACATCAGGCGTTTCTGCAAAGTAATGCCCGTAACCATAAACTTGCGCGCCCTCGCCCGTTCCGATCTTAGTCGGGTCAAACTCACCTAGCGGATTCTTGGCAGTCGGCGGGAATCTATGCGGCGTGCCATGCCATACGTCCATCGGCAAAGCCATGCCGGTTCTGAATGCGTAGTTTTCCAAGCCTTGCGCGATCTGTGGCGCAGCGTACTTGCCAAGCGCCACCGCACCTTTAGCCGCAGGGCCAGCAAGCGGGATAGCCGAGCCAACGATGTCTAGTCCGAGCATCAGCTTCTCTACATCTTCCTGATTGCGCTTAAAAGCCGGATAACGCTCGTCCATCACCGAAGTGGGCGGCATCATGTTTTCCCGCCCTCGCGCACCTTGACGCGCTAGGTTCGGGTTCATCATTGCCGGTTGCTGCGCCTGTTGATACGCCAGCGCCGCCGCTATGCGCTCTTGTTCAGTCACGATTACGCTCCGAGATCGCTCTTGCTTTAGCGCGGGCATCTTCCTTACTGGAAGCGCCCCACGCCTTCAAAGCTAACGCCAATCGAGTAGGTTTGCCGTCTTTTTCCATTGGGCCAGGCATATTGCCCATGCGAGCAAGGAAAGACGCGCGACGCGGGTTATCGCCAGCCTTAACGGGAGGCTTAAGCGTGCCGCCAGTCTCCGCGTGATAGCTGGCTCGTCCTTTGGCGTTCAAGCCGCCCTCGGGGTTTTTGCCCTCGCTGCGTGTCCATGCTGCGCTCATTTGTTCTCCGGCTTCACAGTCTTAGCAGATTCGCGGAAAGCCTTTGCAGTCGGCGCACCGGGATCGCTAGGCTTACGCATCTTTTCGCCTGATCCATGCTTAATCCGTTCCTGCTTGGCTAGGATGTTGGCATACAGCCCCGGCTTGTTCATCATGCTGTGAAGATTCCAACAGCAATGACGGTTGCACCGCTGCCAGTCGTAACTTTCCACGGGCCGGTAGCCGCTGCCATGTTCAATTCGAGGCTGTAAGTACCAACGGGGGTCGTTGCACCGGTAATGACGATGCTGGTCGATCCATCAATCAGCGTGACGTTCGACGCGGTGTTGTTCGCTGCGACCACGATCAAGCGATGAACATAATCGCCTTTAGCACCAGTACCGCCCAACACCTGCGCGGTTTGACTTGCTGCTACGGTTTCATACGCATACGCGTACGGGTAAGAAACGCCACTCATATTCTTGCTCCTTTAGGTTTAACAGTTGACCACATATCGTTAAGGGTAACTGTGTTTTGCGGGCCTACCATCAGAGGCTTCTCTCTGTCCGGCGCTCTGACTACCGGCTCTTGCTTCCATGCGATTGCCATCATACGAAAAGCATCCGCGGGATGGCTAGTCCAATCGTGCCGCGGAGTCTGTCTGAATGCCTTCTTATCCTCGTCATACTCGCGCTGATACTGCTTCAATGCCTCGATGCCTTCGTAACATTTGTTGTCAAACCAAGTAATCGGGAGCATCTTCCTTACTGCCTGGATGCCGTCTTGGATCGACAAATCAGGAACGATAGCCAACGAGGAAATCCCCAAGTGCGCCCCAAGCTGCTCGATAATGGATTTGCCGCCGCTAGCAAGGGTCTTGGCTTTCGCGTCGTGCGGTAGCCAATGCTTACCATAGCGATAACCTCTGCTCTCGATAACCTGCGCGAGTTCTTCAATGTTTGCGCCCGATACCGAGTAATGGTCGATAACATGGATTTCTCCCCGCAAGACTTGATACCACCATATAGCCGTATCGTCCCGATAGCCCAAGTCCCACGCGGTATGCACCGGCACGCTCGGGTCAACATCAATGCTTGTTACACGCCCTTGCTGCTCAAGTTCTCTGAATTCTGTACCGTAAAAAGCTCCGAGGATTGCAGCTTCAAATGAGCATTCGTATTCCTGCAAATACTGATCCTCGGACAATTGCGCTTTTGCTGCCGAAAGTTCGGATGGTGGCAACAATCCCGACGAAGAAGCGGGCAGGCGCAGCAGGAACCATTCGTGAGGGGAACGAATGGCGTTTTCATAAATCGACCAAAACTGATTCTTTCCTTTCGGCGTACCTCCAAACACCGCCCACCCCTGCTTGTCAGACAATGCTGGACGGATAACGTTTCCCCATACGCTAGGCTTGAAGTCTCCGTACTCGTCCATGTAGATACCGTCAAAGCCAAGGCCACGCATAGCATCGGCATTGTCAGCACCGAACAACCTAACCTTCGCCAAGTTCATCAGCGTAACCGTCAGTTCAGCCTCATTGCTATCAAGGATGATCGGCGCGGCAAAGGTCTTGAGATAGTCCCAAACCACCGACTTCGCCTGGCTTCGGTATGGTGCGATGTAGCCAAACAGCGGGAAAGTGCTTTTACAGGTAGCCGCTGCCCTGATTACGTCATTGATAGCCGCTACTGTCTTGCCTGCGCGTCTGTGGGCGACTAAACAGCCCCACCGCTGCGTGCGGGCATGGAAGGGGAGAAAAGCCCGTCTCGGCGCATAGGGTAGGATTATTTCGGATCGGCCCATCGGATTATCATCTCCTGTGGCCCGCCCTCATCACCTACGTTTTCAGTCCTAGCCAAGTCAGGTACGACCTTTTTCAGCAAAATATCCGCTGCTTTGACTTGGCTGTTCGATAGCTCAATCTCGCCCTCAACGTGCTTTAGAAGGCGATTCATAATCTGACTGGCTTGAATCTTTTCCCGCCATGAGTCAGATAAAGTTATCTTTCGCTTCCTCGCCGCCATATCATTGATTTGCAAGTAAAATTGTCAACATACTTGAGTTAGTGCCCACTAATGTTAGTTAGTGGTTACTTACCCATCCGTTTCATGGCTTCGGCTAACTTCTTGCCCTTGTCAGCCTGGTTGAATTCCTTCGCTACTTTGACCGGCACGCCGACCTTTTTGGCGAATTTTGGGTCGTGAGCGGCGGCTGCCATGAGCCTAGCTTGCTGTGGGGATGTGCTGGGCATTATTTCAAGAACCGTAGCTTATAGAGGGTCGAATCAATCTGATCCGCAATCTCGTCCACGATGTTCTGCAGCTGGCTTTCTTCGGGCAAATCCTTGCGAATGTCGTCCACAAAGTCCTTAATCTGCGTCAGATACTTGACCGGCTCTGTGGCTAAGTGGAAGTCCTTGGGGTAGTTCGTGATGAGGTCGTAGCACCCCTGATAAGCCTCTGCCCACTTGTCGGCAAGCTCTACGATTGCGTCGTAATACTCACCAAGCGCCATGTGCTGCGCGAAACTCTTGGTTTGCAGGTGCATGAAGTGCGTCACGGTTGCCGAGTGAAAAAGAACACTAACAAACGCCGCCGCTGATTCGTTGTATTTCGACATTTTTCACCCTTTTTCAGCAATATCCCGATGATATTCGGGATTTTTCATGGTGTCAAGCCCGTAATTTGACCATTTGGGCAATCATGATTTCCACCGTATCTTTCACACCCTGCACATCCCGAACGATTGCCCTGCATCCAGTCCATTGCAGCGCAAACTTTTGTTGATCCTCAGTCTCTTTACCTTTTGGGCCTTTGACCTCAACCAGCCATGTAACCCCTCCAAAAGCGACGAGAAGGTCAGGCACGCCCTTTCCCATCGCCGCAAGGGATAGCACCGCACAGCCCCGCATTTTGAACTCTGTGACGATTTCCTGATGGTTAGCATCGACTTTAGCGGCGCGTCTCAATGGGATGCCTTCTCAATCGCTTTAGCCGCCTCAATCTCTGCCATGACTTCCGGCCCGGTCTCAATTGTGATTCGCATATCATTGACTAGCAATTCCAAACGTACACCGTCAGAAAGTTCTGTTTCGGTGTAATCGCTTTGCGCTTGACCAAACGCGAGAACAGCCGAGCAAATCCCATGCAGCACTTCTAAGGCTTCCCGCCCGCTTACCGTTGAAAATTGGCACATAGCTGCTCCGTTTGTTGTAACAATTCTTGCTCTGTCCCGTATCGCTTCTCGAATTCCTTGCGCCAGGGGTGTCGGCTCACATATTCCGGCGTATTGCGTCCGCTCCTGTGGTGCGTCGGACATAGGCATATCACAAACATTTCACCCGCCCGTTTGCTGCCCGACAGAACGTGGTGAATGTCCCCATCGGATCGCACGCCGTGGAACAACCGGCACACAATACAGCCCAAGTCTCTGACCTTGGCATGCCATTTCCGTTCAGCTTTCGTCAAGAGTTACTCCCGCGTGGTGCGTTGCTGCCATCAGCCAGTCCAGCCATTCAGAGAATCGAGCCTTGGTGTATTTGCTCGTTCGCCTGCCAAGCATAACAACCCCTCCATTTAGCCCCATAGCCAGCCGTGGCGACGTTTCGCCTTCGAAAGCGGCTGTCAGTACGTCCTTCCATTCCTCGGCGCTCATGCGCGTTTTTGCGCCGTTAACCACCCATATTTTTTGCTTAGCCCAAGCATCGAGGATGGGCCATTGCGCCGCGTTTTGGTCTAGGGTGCGGTCATTCATTTATTCCCCCTTGCTCGGATAGCGGCGGCGATAAATTCGCATAGCTCTCTACTTTCGGGCCGTTTTGCAGCCTCATATTCAGCTACCAACGCACACGCCCCGCGCTCTTTCTGAATTGCCCACCGGATAGCATCGCGGGTGGACGCATGGACTTGGATCGCGGTTTCAATGATGGCGTTTTCAATAATTTCTTTAGTATTCATAGTTCACCGTTGTCTTGTTTGTTTGCAGCAGCTTTGCGCCATTCTTCAAGTGGAATTGCCTTGCCATCTCAGTCTGCGGTGACATGGTGACAATCCGAAACCATCCTTGTTTTCTGATTTCTTTAACCAGCGCATTCACTAGCTTGCTGCCGCATCCGGGCTTGTAAGACCAAACCGAATACAACACCAACAAATACGATGGTTGCCAGTCGTTAACGAAAAGTTCGCGCTCTGTTTTTGGCATTGATTCCGGTT